TTCCTTATCATCATAAGTAACTCCATTTAATTTACCTAAATAAGTATTGTTGTTTGCCGCTTCATATCCTAATGGATTATGTCTGTTTGAATCTAATAAATTTTTATGTTCGTTTGAAGCCATATTATTTTATTTTAACAATCGTTACAATTACAATCACAGTTAATCGTAGAGTATGATCCACAAGAACCACAAGCATCAGTACCATTATAACCACCATATATGCTGTTATAAAATATCATTCCATGATTCTTATAGGTATCACTCATGCTTTTAGGGGAATTACTCTCAAATGTAGGGTATAAACCTGCTTGGTCTGTACCATTTAAAAAGCCCATCATGTCGCTAGCAAATATTTCTGCCTTTCTATATGTGTCTTGTTTGAATGCGTTATAAGTTTCCTGATTTATAATTCTTGAAAATTCATCTATATTATGAACTACACCACTAGATGATATATTACTCATAATATCATTTATAACCTCAAATCTAACAAACCAACACAAACAATCCTCTAAGTAGTATGTCATAAAATCAGCATTAGCTACTGTTAAAGTGCCTGTATCATGTTCAAGTTTTAATTCTGCATAAAATTTCTCTCCAAGCAAAGGTCTTACATGTGCTAACTCAGCCAATACAATAGTGTTCTCCGAAACCAGAACAGGGTCGGTATTTTTGTTGGTAAATGTTTTACTAATTACTTCTCCTGCACTTACTAGCGTTGTATATTGTTTAGTATTCCCCATTTCTTATTGCTCTACTGTTATTTCTTTTGATTCATCTGACTCCCCATCTCCATCTAAATCCTTCTCCGTAACTATAATTTCTCTATCTGCAACAAACATATCTCCATCTTCTAGCATAGGTAAATCTTCATCTATCAATGCTCTTTGCTCGTTTATAGTTAATACCTCTCTAATATCTACATCATTCGCATAAGAGATTGGCGGCTCATAATGTATTTTTAAATCTTTAGGGTCATAGCCCATTTCATTATAAAGAACCGTTCTTATTCCATTTAACAGCAACTCTGAAGTATCTCTAATTACCGTAGTCATTACTAAGTCATAAGCAATTCTTATCTCGCTTCCTGTGTTGTTCATCTTTCCTGAACTAACAATTCCTGATAATGATGGTTGCCATCTATTAGCAGTTATAATATTTTGATCTGTAATCTGTTGTAACTCAATCCAACTTCCCTCTTGGTCGTCTTTTATAATCTGAACATTAGCAGGAGATGTGTCTCCATTCTTTACTATAAAAAGTATCTTCCCATTATTTCCTTCCCCTACAAATTTCTTTTGAGCTTCTCTAACCATTTTTTGAGCCTCTTCTTCCCCCATGTCCCCATTTATCTCTACAATAGCTGAAGGTTGAAATCCATTTAAGAATTTAGTATGGTTCCATTTACCAATCTCATAATCAACACAGATATGCTCTAGTGCTGCCACATAATCAGGAAGTCCATAATAATTAAATGTAGGCTCGTAATCTTTAAAGTGAATTACAAACTTATTGTGTGCTACCCTAGGATATATAGGTAGTCTTTTTATTTTTTCATCATTATTCCAATACTTACACCAATCAGAATTAACATAAATCTCTTTTTTAGACTTACCCATTCTTACTGTTGTAGCATCTAAATGATAGATATTTACTCCTCCATCATAAATAACGCATTCCATATAAGCGTTACCGAAAGTATAATAGTCATCAGCTAGTTTTTTAAAGACATCTCTTAAAGATTCTTTATCTGCATTTACATCCTCAATAAATTCTCTTAATGATTCGGTTTCACAAACAAACTTTGCTCCACTTGTGAATACAGTTTTTTGAGCCAATACACTTCTATGTGTAGAGGATTTTCTTTTTAGCTCTGCTAAATATTGTGGGAAAAGATTATCATCCCCAAAAGGAACCCACTCATTTGGCAGGTCTTTTACATTTTTAACCTCTCTTATACTAGGAGGAACGGATAAATCAAACACCCCAAACTCAAAGGTATTATTCTTCTTTTGCGTCTTTCTTTTTGTTACTGCTTTTTTTGCTGACTTTATTGTCGCTTTTTTCATTAGATGATGTTTTCGTAATTAAATCAGTCATTCCTCGTTCTTCATATAAATGAGCCAATACCTCTTGAGAAGCTAAAGACCAATTAACATGCTGCCCTCCATAAAATGTTGAGGAAGTGCCTTCTAAATGTTTTTTTACTTTATAAGTCGCCATATTTGTATATATTTTAATATGCGGTAAATCTACCACATTTTCTTTATTATTGCAACCACACATACAAAAGATATTAGCAGGGAGTGTTAATAACCCCCTGCTTTATCTTAAAACTAATATTAATCAGTTGTCGCTGTTACGTCTCCTGCTTGAACACTTATTCCTGTACCTGCAGGGATATATTCAAGTGGTAAGTCAAACTGTCTTGCTGTCAATGTAACCGTAACACCATTGTCGTCTGCATATGCCGCACCTGTACCTCCCTCTATTGTACTAAGGTTTGCATAAGTTTGGTTTCTATCCCAAGGAGTTGCACTTGCCGACTTATTCTCATACCTATAAGAGAAGCCAACAAAAAACATCTTTCCTGAGTTCATTTCAATCAAGGCTACAGGGCATGTGCTCTGTAAGTTAGTAAGCTCATGAAATCTTGCTCCATCAATATCTGGAATGTAAAAAGATAAAGCACACTCGTAAGCAGTGCTTCCCCCTTCTTTAGTTCCTGTAATCGCTAAAGCAGCAGTTTCATTCTTAAACTCAAAACGAGCCCAATTGATTGTTGTTGTCATGCTTGTGATTGAGTGCGTACTATCTAATGCTGTAGGAGCCACAGTTGCGATATTATCTAAATCTGTAATTAATATCTGTCTGATCCCTCCTACTGCGTTCAAGTCGCCACAATCTACTAATAATCCTGCATCTATTGCCATTTTGTTTTATTTTAAAGGTTAATAATTAATTACGCTGTCAATGTTGCTCCATATACTAATGTGCTCCATCCATATTGGAAGCCCATAGTAAAGTAAGAACGAACATACATTTTGTCGCTAACCTCATCATAGAACATTTTTAACTCATTTTCAGGTGCATTAACATCAGTACCGATAAATAAATTATCTACTGCTGCATAAATTACACCATTCGTTGAATCAACACCTGCTCCTACAGAATCATTAACAGCAAAAATATCAGGAAAATCTGCTCCTGTTCTTGCAGTAAAAGCATCATCCCAAACATACATAGGAATTAGCTCAATACCTCTATAGTATAATCTTCCCTTTCCTGTTTGTGCTTCAGAGTGTCCATAATCAACTGCTCCGTTAGATGCAACTGCTGTTAAACTAGCGTACCAAGCATTGTAAATGTTTGGAGTAACGAACATTTTCTTTGCTCTTGCATCAACTTGTTGAAGTGCTGAAGGTGCTCCTTCAAACGCTTGCCCTAATACTAGAGTGGCATCTGTACTAGGTATTCTTGCTCCTACAGTGTCGTAGTCTGCTGCTGCTCCTCCACCTGTTACACGTTGTAAAGAACCTGCATTAGCAAAATTAGCGTCTGTTCCTAATTTATCCCAAAGACCTTGTCCCATTGATTCGTAAGAACAGTCTGCTACAGCTGCAGTGAGAGTGGTCATTCCTGCCCATATGTTTCTGCTCATATCACTCATCACACCATTTCTTACTCTGTTGATGATAACCTCAGCTAATTGAGTACCGTTTAAGTCAGGCATATTAATACCATTCTTGTAAGACTCTACAATTATTTGGTCTTTGAACTCTGTCCAACATTGTTCTTGTTTTACAGAAACATTTTCTACTGTAATTACTTTGTTAGTTACGCTAAATCCTGCAGGGTCGCAAGTATTTGCTCCACAACCATCATTTACCGCTGTAATGCCCTTTAAAGAAGGTGCCATTACTATATTTTGTTTATATTTCACTGATGGATATACAGTATAATTACTGTTAATATCATCACTGTGGAACATTGGCTCTAAAAGAATTTTAGATGCGTAAGTCCCGTTGTACGCAGTCATTCCTGCGTTCTGTAGTGCTACATTTGGCATTTTTTTATGTTTTTAAATTACTATTTAGTTTGTTAATTTGATTTTAGCTAACATCTCATTCCAAAATGCAGCATCTTTTTCCTCTACTTTTTCTACTACTACTGAAGGGTCGCCATCTGTAGAGATTTCAGTTCCCCTTGCATTTGCTTTACTTAATAAAGCTGTAAGTCTTTCCACTTCTTCAGTCAGAGTTTCTTTTTCTCCTTCCAAATCAGTAATAGACCCATTAAGTTTAGTAGCTTCCTCTTCTAAATCTGAAAATTTATTTAAAATTTCAGCTTCATCAGCGATAGTTACTTCAACTCCTGTAGTTCCGTTAGAAATAGAATCAGAATCATCACTTTTAACTCTAGCGATAATATCCTCAACCTTTTCATTGAACCAATTTTTTAAATCCTCGGTCATTGTTTTACTTTTTAGATTAATACTTAATTTATTTTTAATTTCTTCGTTTGTTATATTTTTAAACTTAGAAACATCATATTTGGCTGCCATTTTAATAGCATCCGAGATAGAGTCAATAAATCCTAAATCAAGTGCTTCATCAGCATTCAACCAAGTTTCCTCGTCCATCATTTCTTTAACCTCGTCTAACGGTAGGTTTGTTTTTTTAACATATATATCAGCAATCTCCCCACTAATTTTATCTAAAAGAGCTGCTGTCTTTTTCATTTCCTTAGCCTCTCCCATAGCTCCACCCCAAGCGTTGTGAATCATAAATAAAGAGTTTTCAGCCATAACCACTCTATCAGCAGCTAAAGCAATAACACTACCCATACTAGCTGCAATACCCTCTATGTAAACAGTAGTCTTGGCAGTCCTTTTCTTTAGGATATTATAAATAGCCATCCCATCAAAAACGTCTCCA